TATTGGTTGCCCATGTTGGTGCTTTGAAGGGCTTGTTCGGAAGCGACTTGTAAGTTTTGACGAGGAGAATCGCGAGGGAATGGGAGTGCCACACCACCAAAGGTGTTTTTGAGTTGATTGGCACGTAACTGAAGCTCGGCGCTTTGGAGGGAGGTAATGTTGTTGACTCCAGCGATGACATTGATGGCTCCTGTACGGAGAGCAGTCGCGGGGTTAGGATTGGGGCGGAACCATACTCCACTGTTGGGGTCACTGCTAGGTAAATAGGGTACACAAGGAATATCTCCACGGATAGGATCTCCTAAACCTTGGAGGCGATCACGTTGAAGCGCATAAATGAGCCTGTCGTAGTTGACAATGTTTTGGGGTTGGTTATCATCTCCAATGCTTGTCGCCATGCTTTGGATGGGAAGACTGTTGGCCACGACATCATTACTATTTTGAGCATTGCCTTCCAAAAGATTGTTTTGTTGCATGGAAAGGTCGGTTCCAATAATATAATTTTCTTTTGAAGGTTCTTGAACCACGTTTGCGAGTTTTTGAGGATTGCAATAAGAATCCTTCATCATGAGAGGATCATTCGAACGGAGGGCGAGGTTGCGCTCGTCGGGGATGTTGTAACGAATGAAAGAGGAGAATCCGGTCGAGCTTTGCCTGGGGGAAAGATAAGATTGTTGATAACCAGGGACTTGGAAAGTGGGGGGAGCTTGAGCACCGGTCGTAAAACCTTCCACGGAAGGACGAGCGATTTGTTGCATGGCGACCGAGGGGGTTTGGCGTTGATTAAGGGTTTGAAGGGCCGTTTGGAGAGGACGAATATCACTTTGAGGTGCCATATTGGTATTGAAAACAGGATTGGTGTCATAATAAAATTGTTGCTGTTTAAGATTGTTATCAGCTGTATTTGTTCTTCCATTTATTGATTCAACCGCGCCGGTAAAGGGAACCATATTCCAGTTTTCCACCACATTTTCGGTCGAGGATTTGTATACGAGGAGACTTAAAATACACGCGAAAATAATCATAGTTGCATAATTAGAAGTAGTTGTCATTTTAATCTACCAAAAAAAAAAAGAAAAAAAGATTTTTCTAAAATAATCATTTCAATAGAAAGCAAAATTTATGGGTATTAAAAATCTTCATTCCTTTTTAAAAAAAAAATGCCCTCATATATATAAAACTGTTCCTTTATCTTCCTATCAAGATAAAACCATCGCCATTGACTTGAGTATTTACTTGTTTAAATATAAAATTGTATATGGGGTAAAATGGTTAGACGCCTTTTTAAACATGATTACGAATTTTAAGGAACATCAAATTCAAATTATATTTATTTATGATACGAAAGCGCCCCCTGAAAAGGATGGCGAGCGTAAAAATCGAAGTGATGCAAGAGCCAAGTTGCGGGATCGTTTGGAAACCATCAAGAAAGGCTGGGAAGAAGTGAAAAAGAGTTTAAAGGAAACTCAGATTGATTTTGAATATGATTCGATTAAAGAAAAGAATCCAACTTTTTACCAATTTCTTGTTCGAAATTCTAGCGCGTTACATACAATTGAATGCAAAGTGGTGGAGGATGAGATTTATAAAATGGAAAATAGTCTAGTTCATATTACGGTGGCAGAATTTAATACCACAAAAGAATTATTCGAACTTTGTGGAGTGCCCTATATAAATGCGGAGGGTGAAGCTGAATCTCTTTGTGCCAGTCTTAATATTTACGGACACGTGGATGCAACTTTAACCGACGATACGGATGTTCTTGCTTATTTAACACCTATAATGTTGCACAAATTAAATTTTGAGGAACAAACTTTTGTCGAGATACATAGCCAGGATATATTAAAAGAATTAAAATTATCCCCACCCGAGTTTTTGGATTTTTGTATTTTGTGCGGAACGGATTATAATACTACGATTCAAAAAATTGGATTTGAAAAGGCTTATAAACTAATCAAAGAATATCATTCTTTGGAAAATATTGGAAAGGAAACGGATTTTGATGTATCGGTACTTAATTTTCCACGTATTCGCGATTTGTTTAAAGAACCACATCTTGGGCTCTCTTTTAAAAAACCCATGCTTAAAACACCCGATGTTCCCAAATTACAAGAATTTTGTTTTCTTAACAATTGCCAATTCGATTGCTCTCGGCTTTGTCAAATTGATTTAAAGAAAAATGAAAAAAGATTCAAACATCATGTACGCGTCTTATGAAAATTATAATAAGGAGCAAGACGAAAAAGAAAAGGAACAACCATCGATTCCCCGAATATCCTTTGATATCACAGACGTTGAAAATTTTTACAAGGCCAAGGAAATGTATGAGGTGATTGTTGTGGATGCCTGGGCGCCATGGTGCACTCCTTGTAAAAAAGCTGGTGAACGTTTAGAAGAATTAGGACATCGTTATCTGGATTTTGTCAAAATGAACCGTTTACTTTTTTTGAAAGATAATATTGACAATGAAGAAAGTCCTCATAAAAAAGATGTCAACGTGGTACCTACCTTTTTCGTCTATGTTCGAGGTAAACTACACCAAGTGTATACAGGTGTTGAATTCCCTGAATTTGAGGAATTCTTGAATCATTATTTTACCACTTATCCCACTCTTTTCAAAAATTGAAATATTCCTTTTTTGGAGGGTATAAAAATGAGAAGAAGCGGACCAGTCTATTACATCTTTATGAAAACAAAAAACCAATAGATTGGAAATATTCTCTTCTCCGTTCGAAGCGGGATTCATGGTTACATCTTTTAAAAATAAATGAGAATCTTACCATGATTCATTACTCTCGAACGACCCACAAAACATAATATTATTTTGATTATGTTTTGTAAAAAATGATTTCCATTTTGATTATCAACCTAAAAAATAATTAAAATGGAAATCAATTATATGAATGGTGAAAATTTCACTCTTTGTCCTTTAAACCAACTTCGTTTGGTATGGACCTCCAGTTTAATCGGTGAACCAAAATATTATCTTTCTGAAAATGAAGCCACCCAGCAATTTATGAATACGCTTTCTAAAGCTCTGGATTATGATTACAAGGCCGTTTTGGAATTTGCGGTCGAACTTCGAAATAATTATCATTTGAGGGTTTCTCCACAAATTATTTTAGTGGAAGCGACTCTTCATCCTCGACGGATTGAGTTTAACAAAACGCATCCAGGCTTTTTTTTAAAAATATTTTCATCCTGTGTTCTCTTACCCACTGATTTGTATTCTCAAATGGAGTATTTTAAGAAAACCAAAGGTAGTTTGTCTTCATTACCCAATCCTCTTAAGAAAGGATGGAAATTTTGTTTGGAAAAGATGTCTGCCTATCAACTCAACAAATATAAAAAACAGGCTCAAATTGTAGATTTGGTTCGATTGTCTCATCCCCGTTCCGATAAAAATCCGTTTCTAAAAGATATTATTTATAATACCCTTTCGGTTTCCGACGAACAGCAAACATGGGAAAATTTACGTTCAAGAGGTAAATCCTGGTCGGAAATTTTAACTCTCTTGCCTCGGTTTCCGCATATGGCTTTGCTTCGTAACCTTCGAAATATAGAAGCCAATTGTACTTTAAAAGAGTTGGAGGATTCTCTAATTCAACTTAAAAAGGGTGTTTTGGAAGGAAAGCAATTTCCTTTCCGTTATTTTGGAGCTTATCAGGAGATTGAAAAAAGTAGTGCGGAGGATTTGGATAAAAAAAACAAGATTTTAAATGCGTTGGAAGAATGTATGAATTTATCGTTGGAACAAATGCCAAGCTTGCCTGGAAAGGTGGTTTGTTTATGTGATAATTCCGGTTCAGCGTGGGGAACGTTTGCTTCAAAATATGGAACACAAACGGTAGCTACGATTGGAAATTTATCTGGATTAATGACAGCAATGAAAGCTACGGGAGGTGGTCAAGTAGGGCTTTTTGGAGATTTCTTGCTCATGTATAATGTTTCACCGACAAGGGGTGTGTTGGAGCAATTGAAGGAGGTGAATGAAATTGGGAAAAAAGTGGGTATGGGTACGGAAAATGGATTATGGTTATGGTTTGAAGATGCATTTATGAAAAAAAAAATGACGGACCATTTGTTTGTTTATTCTGATATGCAAGCGGGGAGAGGTCAGTTATATGGAACTAACCCATCTACCTATGGTGAATTTGGAATGTCTACGAATACCAGATATCTTAATGTCCAAAAATTGTTGGAACATTATCGCAAAAATGTAAATCCATCCATGACAATGTTTAGTGTTCAGACCGCAGGCTATAAAAACAATATTGTACCCGAGTTGATGGAAAGGGTAGCCTTATTAACAGGATGGACCGGAAATGAAGCAATGTATGCGTCTAAAATGATTGAGATTTGGAATCAAGATCGAGAAATCGAGTTACTCAAAATTCCTGATCAAGTGGAAGAGGAAATGAAAGGAGAACCCCGGAATATATCACCCCTTATGCTTTCCTAGACCATAAAAAATGAGTTTTTTTTATTTGGTCTTTTAAAATAAACGTACATATCACACTAACTAATTATTTTTTTTTTACAGAAAAAAAAATGAATCCAAAAATATACCTACGAATGGTAAAGGAGATCAAGGTCGCGCAAGAAGCCCATTTTCAGGTTTGTGATTTAAAACCCAATACCAATATTGATCAAATTGTGGTTAAAGCGAAATTGGAATATCTTGGAAACGTAAAGTTGGTTTTATCCAACGATCATCCTTTCCGTTCGCCCAGAATTTTATCTAAAAACGATCAACCACTTCATGACGTTCTTGGTAAATTGGCCAGCAAACGTTTTCAGAAACGGTATGAGAGGATCTTTCATGGAGAATGCCTTTATTGCGATCATAAAAAAATCTTGGGAAAATATTGGTCACCGGTGGTAAGTATCCTCGATATTCTAACGCATATTCAAAAGATGGTCCATATACGTCATACTATTTTTTATCTTGATGTGGTTTCGGATATCAAAAGGAAACATGGGATTCCGGACGATATTCCTATAATGTCGTTTATAGGTTTAGAGCCAAAAAACAATTAATTCATTGAAGTCATCATTATACAACTTATGTCATCATTTGTTAAGTTACTTCCTACTTTGCACTTTTTAATGACGGAAGAAGGTAGAAAATTATATTTTTGCAATGTTTGTCCATCTTTAGAAGTGATTATTAAACCAGAATGATCACGTATAATATTAAATTCATTCACGGTTTTTTCTTTCCATACCTGAAAGATGACAAAGAGAATAAAAATACTGAGTCCAATTTGAAAAATAAAATTCATGGGCATTAATCCATCCAAAGCAAGTATAAATTCTTGAAACTCGAGAGGATAATTATTAGGATTTGTCGTTTGAACGTTTCGGACGTATTTGATGGTCCAAGTGTTTCGTATAATAATGCTTGTAATAATTTCAAAAATTAACAAACCGATAGAAAAGCAGGTGTATAATTTTAATAGAGTTTGAGGTTTTTGTTGCATATCTTTTTTTCCACGTGCACTTAAAATTATTTCCAAATAAAGAGAAATAATAAGCCAAAAGATGATGAAAATATATTCCGCATAGATTAATTGAAAAATGGTTTTTAAATATTGAATATCTTTTTTATAATCATTTAATTGATCATTTTGTAAAGCTTGGGAAAACAAATAATTAATTTGAAATGTATTTTGAAAAAAACTAGAAAATTGTTTAAAACCAGTCACAATACATGTGGTAAATAAAAGTAGAACTATATCAAAGGAGGTTTTCATTTATTTTTTATTTTTAAAAAAAATAAAAAAAGTTCTTTTCCAAGTGGAAAGTTTTTATTTAATCTTTCCTAATGATAGAATAAAAAAATAAAAATGTATATTCGTCTTCAAGAAGAAGAGGAATTCACTGATTATCCTTTGTATTGTTATTCAGGGAACCAAAATCCAGGTGTGATTTGTTCCGAAGAGTCTATTACCCTTAATTATACCAAAGGCGGTTCGATTCAATTAAATTTAATAGAACCAGAAAAAACTCCTTCCAACACGGGCCCGTGGGGGTTTTTGACTCTATTGGGAAAACAAATCCAATTCGAGGTGGATCTTTCGCATGTTCCCTATTCTTATAATCTTGCCTTTTATACCTGTTGTTTACAAGACGGACATGTCTACAAAGATGCTCAAAGCGGAACCACTGAAGTGGATATTATGGAGGCCAATCGACACGGATTTCATACCACTATGCATCAAAATTGGGATCACGGTGGACAATCGGTAGGTTATGGAGGTTCGGTAGGATCACAATTTTATGATGTTCACCAAAAGGTAACCGACCCTTCAAAATTGTATGGTCCTGGACTATTAATTGATACCAATTCTCCTTTCGAGGTTACCATCCAATTTCAAACCGACTCGGAAGGTATTTTAAAAACAGTGTGGATCCAACTAGCTCAAAATGACAATGTGATTGGACAAGTGTTATCCAATACACAATATTTGGAAGCCTTATCGGGACAAATCAAAGGGAAAGTAAATACTTTGGTCATGTCCTTATGGACAAGTTGGACCATGTGGTGGCTTGATGGTGGAGGTCATGAAACTACAGATATTCAACCGATTTATGGAATCATATCTTCTGTAAAGATTACTACTTTACCATAAACCAAAAATTTTTTTCTTTTCCAAGGGAGGTGTTGGCGGTCTTGACAATAAATCCTCGATTTGCATTTTTAATTGGTTTATAGTAATTTCATGATTTTTAATTATTTCCTTGAGATGTTGATTTTCATCCATATTATGTAACAGAAGCTCCTGAACATCGTTGACCGCTTTATTCAAATTTTCCATTCGTTTTTAAATTCAAGAATATTACTTTTTAAACGGGTTCGAAATAATTTTTTTATCTTGGTGAACACGTAATTTCCAATGCTCTAAATGTTTTTTAAAGTGGCATTGATAATCGTAACAGGAGCAAGGTTTGAAGAGGATGAACATTGGATTTTTTTGACCCAAAATATATTTTAAAAAATCCGGTATGCGCATATTATATTGTTTATAAAAATTCGTAAGAATTGTATCATATCTTTTACAAATCATAGGAAAGTAGTTCTACTAATTAACCAACAGAAAAAATGAAATTTTTATCATTCCCAAGGCAATGATAAACAAACATATACCAACTGACTTTTTTTATTTTTTTATCAACAGGATTAATAAAGGATGACATTTAATACGGATGATTTGCAGTCGCAACCCGACTTTTATTATAAAATACCTGATGGTGGAGTGGTGAAAACCAATACCAACAAACGGTACAAATTTTTTCGACAAAATCATTTTACTGCGGGTGATTACGAGCAATTTCTTCAGTATTGGGACCGTTCTTCCCCCTCATGGCATCCAAATCCAACTCCTGAAACCCTTCAACACGTACATCCAAATTGTTTTTTGGGATTGTATAAAGATTTGAAAGATGTGAATGTGTTTCAAACCTTTGAATATTTATTTAATAAATTTAAAAAAGGGATTTTTTTAAAAGCCACGGATGGTGTACCCAAAGTGTTTTTACCTTTTAGCAAGGTAGACTATAAAAATGATTGGGCCTCGACAATTAAAATTGACACCAAAAAATACAGAGACGTTACCGATCTTATGAGGTATATTGGCCAACAGGAAAGCAGGGAATTCTTTGAATCACGGGTGCATAAGGATACGAATTGCTGGTATGGAAACAATGGATTGGTTCGTTTGGAGTTCCCTCCCTCGGAAGGAGATACTGGAGTGAATATGATGAGGGATATGTTCGTTTCCTTGTTTTCCGAGAGAACTCTTCAGGGTTCTTGCGAGGTATTTATTAACAAGCGAGATTTTCCATTGGTGAAAAAAAATAGTACCGAAGCCTATGAATCGTTTTATGGGGAGAATTGTCCACTTGGATCCTTTCCTTTAAAAAAATTTGCACCCATTTTGAGCATGACGACGTCGGACGAACATGCCGATATTCCCATTCCGACATGGGAAGATTGGTGTCGAGTATCTTTTTGGGAAGATGGCAAAAAATTTGGAAAGGATTTTCGGGAGTTTCCGAGTGTGGAAGAAATGGGAAAAATTCCGTGGGAGGAAAGAATGGAAACGGCAGTATTTAGAGGAGCGAGTACAGGTCTGGGGACGACTGTGAAAAATAATCCTCGTTTATACTTTTCCATGTTGAGTGAACAAAAGAAACGAGATGAGGATGGTGTACTTTTTTTGGATGTTGGCATTTCCAAATGGAATTTTCGCCCTCGTAAAATAAAACCTTATGACTTTTTGGAAACCATTCGGTTGGAAGAAATGCCTTTTGGTATTTCCTCCTTTATTTCCCCTCTCGAACAAACGCAGTATAAATATATCCTTCATCTTCCGGGTCATTCGTTTGCGTACCGACTTTCCATGGAATTATTCTCGGGAAGCGTAATCCTCATGTATCCGACCAAATATAAAATTTGGTATTCCGATCAATTACAACCCTATGTCCACTATGTTCCTATTAATGATAAGGATCCTCTCGATATTTATAAAAAAATAAAATGGTGTAAAGAACATGACGATCAATGTAAAAAAATTGCCCAGCAAGCCAAGGCATTTGCTATTTCTCATCTATCTCGCAAAGGTATTTTAGATTATTTGGAACGGACCTTACTAGTATTAAACGCGCAGAATGGAAATATTATGCATTGCAAAAATTCCTTGGAAACCTTTATTCTTCAGAAAGAACAATTCTTCCTTCAACAGGTTTCCACTACCATGAACCATACCATCCTTCCGGAAATTATTCAGGCGTTTGTGGATGAAAAAATAAATCTAGATTCGCTTTCCCGTCCTTTTGTTTCTTTCCTTTTGTGGAATGGAATGACAGAAATGGAAATTTTAGAAAAATCGATCAAACAAGGAGTCGATGTAATGAAGATTGGTTCCAAATTTTTTATTAAAAAGAAACTACACATCAGTCCTCATGAATTGGCGATTTCCTTTATGCATATTAATACGCTTGCCTTGCAATTTCCTAATTTTGTATACACCTTTGCAGGGACAAAAGATTTTGGGTATTCCTATACAGAATTTATCCAAGGAATGACTTTAGAAGAAATGATTACCAAAAAAAACTTTTCCATTCCCCAAATCCTTCATGTATTAAAAATTATTTGTTTAGCCCTCTTGGAAGCTCAGAATCAATGTGGTTTTATGCATATGGATTTGTATCCTTGGAATATTATTATTCAATCCACCTCTACGCCTCAAACATTCACTTATTCTATTGGTGGTGGAGAATATGTCCAGGTCGAAACTACAGAAATACCTATTTTTATTGATTATGGAAGAAGTCATGTGGTGTATGAGGGTAGAAATTTTTATAATGTATCTCCTTTTAGAATATCCAAATTACAAGATATTATTTCCATTGTATTTTCTACTTTTCATTCCATTCTACTTCATCACAAATTGACATTTGAAAATGTCAAAGTTGTATTGGAACTTTTCAAATTTTTTGCCAATACTCCGTACATGCCTTCCAATATGGTCCAAAATATTACCAATTTAAAAACCTTTTTGCGAAGTAAAAAGAAATTTTCCAATATGCTCATAGATTCCAAGGATGGTTTGGAAAATACCAGTCCTTTAGATTTTTTTCATTATTTGTCCAAATTATCTCCTTCGACCGGGTTTACTATTATTAAAAAACCGGTAACTATAAATTATGGAAATATCTTTAGCATGTCGCTTCCTTTTTGTACCCCTGTGTCTTTTCAAATGAATTTATTGGAAATCCGATCGCACATACCTCATTTAGCTGTCTTTATTCGATCGATTGTTCTCCAAATATATCATCAAATCGAGTTTATTTTTCATGAACCGATCACGTTTAAAAATCAGCTCCATTTATTGATTTGTCGAGATTTTTTGCTCCAATTAAAAGATGAAAAGGTCATGGAAGAGGAAATTCGGTTATGGATCGAGGAAATGTTGGGAGAAATTGAAAATTTTTGTACCACCCATCCACCCATTATCCATGAAGTATTCATACCTCTTGATTCCGAGGTTCGACCCATTCCTTTATTTTCCTGTCACCCTTTTTATTCTAAAAAAGAGGAACAAGATTCTTTTCATATACATTTTTATTCCTCTCAATGGTTAGAAATGTATTGTCAATTTATTTTTACACATCCAGTAATGAAAAGCACACAACGATTTGATTTTTTTACCAAAAGCTTTAGAAATTCTTGGATGAAGGAATATCAATAAAAAAAAAATTTTAAAAATAATAAATGCAAAAACTTTTAATTCTTTTTATAATTTTGTCGGTAATTTTTTTAATTGGAATGATAGTTTTAATCGTCTTATTAAAACGGGTGAGAAAAGCTTCCATTATTAATGTCAATGAATTTGATTTAGCCAATGAAGCCACCGCATGTAAAGTAACTTCTGGGGAGTATTGTTTATGTAATGATTCTTCTTCGCTCAAAAATATCTGTTTTTCCGATACGGCCATTACGATTCCAAGTATTCATAAGACTATTCCAATTCCTACTTATTCTACGCTCACTACAGATGAGAACAATCCCGTTACCACCACGATTCAGGATGTGGAAGTAGGGTTATTTAAATTTCCGTTTACGGATGCGTCGTCCGGTGACATCATTTGTTTACGTAATATGACCAACGCCAATGTGCCTCAACGACTTTGTTATAATATGACAAATCATCAAACCTTTTTAAGTGGTCCTACCGCTTTTACCTATGTTCAACTCAATAATAATTCTTAAAAACAAAAGATGTTTTCAAATCTTTTACCAGTTTCCATAGCCAACAAAGTTTATAAAAAAAATATATTTATAAAATGAATTGCCAACAACAGTCTTAGTCTTGATAAAATTATTTGTATATCTGGTAAAAACAAAATTAAAATATTTTGTTTTTAAAGGATTGATAATAAAAATTTTGGTTTAAATAAATGGATTGTGGGATTTGTTATTTTACTGTTTCACAGGAAAATATTTTTGATTTGGAATGTTGCAAGAATAATTATGTTTGTTTGGATTGTATTGAAAGATTAAAAAAGCCGTTTTGCCCTTTCTGCCGAGCAAAAATTAATTTTTTGGAAGAAAAAAGTTTATCTTTAAGTTGTCCTCCTTCTTTTAGTTTCCACCATCATCATCAAAATATTAACCTTGAACAGTATTCCAACGCTTATGATGACATTTACCTAACTTCTCGAATTCTTCGTCGACAATTAAAACGTCAAACAAAATTAGAAGACCGTGAGCGAGATCGATTACAAAATCAATACTTGTCTAGTATTTATCGCCAAAGTCGTCATTAATTAAAATCAAGTTTTATTAATATAAAAAATTACCTATTTAAAAATAAATAATAATTTATAAAAGTAATAATGCTTATTTCATTACATGAAATTGTTAAAAAATACAATGTAAATTTTAAAGGAATTTTACATGTTGGTGCTCATGAATGCGAAGAGCTTCATGATTATTTAAAATATTTAAAAGTAAATAAAATTTTATGGATTGAAGCAATACCGGAAAAGGTTTTGTTTTGTAGACAAAAATATAAAAATATACTAATTGAAAATGCAATTGTTTCAGATGTTGAAGAAAAAGTGCGTTTTAATATATCAAATAATGGACAATCTTCATCTTTATTAAATTTAGGACTACATTCTATTTTTCATCCAGACGTAATATATACACACTATTTTGACTCACAAACAAAATTACTTAAGGATATAATTTGTAATTATGATATAGAATATAATTTTTTGAATTTTGATATTCAAGGTGTAGAATTAAAAGCGTTAAAAGGTATGGAAGAATATTTAAACAAGGTTGATTATGTTTATACGGAAGTAAATAATGATTATGTTTATCAAGGATGTGATTTGGTAAATGAATTGGATGATTATTTATCCAAATTTGGGTTATATCGTGTAGAAACCAAATGGACTGATTATAAATGGGGAGATGCTTTTTACATTCGTTTATTGAATGTTTAAAATAATTTCAAATTAAGTTGCTTATTGCGTATTCTTTTTTACCGTTGTACACCGCTTATATTAATTATTTTGAAAATAACTTTTTCTTTCCTCCCAAAGAACGTTGAGTTAAATATTGATAAACCTTGCGAGTATCTTGGAGGATGCGTTGACGTTCTCTAAATATTTTTTTCCACCGCCGTTGAACGAGGCGTAAATAATGCGTTTTAAGAATGACCGTATAAAATGGAAAAACACAATTAGGATAATAAACAATCTCTAATTTCATGATTTCCAAACGTCTCCAATTGGGGAAGGATAAAGAATCCATTAACAAAAAGTTTAACCATTGTTTATAAGAGAATAGGTATAATTGTGTCAACTCAACAATAATATTCTCCATAAGAAAAAAATTATTATTGTCCAAAAAACAGGTACCCACATAATATTTGTGGGAAATCAAATCTTCTTCGTGATCCAAAGAAAGAGTGATAATAGAATGTTGCGGTGATTCATCCTCCAACGGATGATCATAATAAATTCGTGGTTGCTGAATCATCTCTGTAATTAAAAATATTAAAAAAAAATAAAAAGAAATCAGTCAAATTGTTTTTAACTAGAAAACAATTTTTTCCGTACATCATTTTTGTCATCGGCGCTCACTAAATTGTTTGTAGGCTTCCTTTTTTAAATTATTCCAATCATTATTCACAGGTAATCTATCCATTTGAGGTTCGTTGTAAGCTCTAGGAATAAAATTACCCAATCCGGAGAATCCACCAGCCTCCGGTCGATGGCCAATTTGTGATTGAGCTTGGACGGATTGTACATTTCCATAAAGACGATCACCTCTAGCTTGTGTATCACGTGCGGTTGTGGCTTCCTCGATTAACAAAACTCTTCTTTGTAATTTTGGATCCGCGTATTCACCTTTTCGATCATAAGAGGTTTTCATAGTGTCTGCTTCCATGGTCTTATAATTTTGGTCAATATTTCCGGCTCGTAAATTTTCGTGAAGCAATGTTTTCGTGGTAGGAGATTGTTGATTAATAGATTCAATCTGAGCCAAAGGACGATTGGGTCGTGGTTCCATTACCGTTTCGGGGTGATTCCATTTTTCCATACCCGGTAAAGTTTTGGCACTGGACATGTTGATGGATTGTATATCTCGCACATTTTGTTTCATTTCCATTTCGGGATTTTGCCATTGAAGACTCGAAATAGGAGTTTGAACCGATGTATACAAATGACTTTTGGACGCTTCCGGTAAATCTTGGGAAATAAAGGTTCTATTTTGTCCTTTGGAAGGAAATTGTTGTTTACTTTGAACCCAAGTTCCTAGTTTGTTACCGGGTAAGATATAATTAACCGCATCCAGTTGAGTTACTCCTTCCGATTGGAAGGGAGATGAAAAGCTGGTGGAAGCTTGAACATTTTGGATCGTATCACGCACGGAACTGGAGGCAGGAACAAAACCACGATCGTTGGAATCGCGTGAAAAGGAGCTATACGTTCCTTCAGTAGAGGGATGGAGAATAGATGGGTTAATGGCGTTGGAAGGTTCCGTTCCCAAAATAATATTTTCCAATTGTTTAATTTTTTGGGTCAGCATTTGGTATTGTAACTTGTTTTCTTGAATACCATAAGAGGTATTTTTATGAAGGGGTTCATCTCGAAATCCTTTGGAAAAAGAGCTATGAACATTTTTCAAGTGAAGAAGGGAGGCTTTAATTTCTTGAAGTTTTTCGGGGGCGATTTGGATGGAATCCGAGGGTTTGGATTTAGGAGCTGTCGTGCTATAACGCAAGGGTTCTTCAACCAGGGAGGCGGTTTGTAATTTTTTCAACAGATAACGAGAAAAGTCATCATTTCGTTGGTACGATTTTTTATTGGGATTGACCTCCAAAAGAGGTTGAAAATTATTTTGAATGGCACCGGTTTGCTGGGCAGAAACGGGTTGAATGATTTCTATATTTTTTTGATAAGAAGGAGGGGCTTCTACTTTAAAAGCATCTTCATAGGTAGAAGATTTTGATTCAGTACAACTCATTTGATTCACAACGTTAGGAACGGAAGGATTGGTGAGGGCGTAAAACCAATTACGGGGTTGACGTGAAAGAGGCATTAAATCCTCAGCGCGGAGAACGGGTGGTCGAAAAACTTCAGGGCGGTAAGGAAGTTTAACTCCTTGATTACGCAATGTCCCATGGGCACCCGAGTTATTACTATAATTATCATAAGAAACACTAACCATGGGATTGACACCCCGAGCATACACATTAATACATTCCGCGATACGGTCTCCGGATTCTTCTTGGGCAATAAGAGTTCCTTGTGTTTGGCCTACTTTATCATTTCTACGAGTAAATATTCCTTTCGGAGGATCTTTTAGGATATTCATATTGGTTCCCCACATTTCGACACTGGGTAAAGTTGCTTTTCTGGAAGTCGTCAAACCGTCATAACTTAAACCACCTGCGCTCATTTATTTTGTTTTTAATATTATTTTTTTCTAAATTAATTATTATTTTTTTATTCTAATTTAAATAAAAAACAAAAATGCCTACCACCACTACGAAAAGAATCAATTCTTGTGATGGAACTCAAGAATGGTTTCATTGTAATATGTCCATTGCGATTTACGTTTTTATTCTCCTACTTTTTTTCTATACTGTTTACTGTTGTATCTTAAACTGGAACTTGATTGGGGAAATAACCCGCAATCAAAATAATACAGAATATGGTATTACTCTTCAACAGGCTCAAACATTATATATGATTAATTTGGTTTGTTGTTTCCTTTGTTTTGGAGTGCTTTTGCTCTTTACCTCTCGCTTTTTAGACAAAGGTCATTTTTATACGATTCTTAACGCCTATTTAGCCATCCCCTTAATTTTGGTTCTTATTGTCGTTTCATCATGGAATCTTCATTTATATGGAAACGTAAAGGATACCAAAAGTCATAAAGGACCTCAGGTTGTTAATGGAATAATATTAGGTCTTTCATGTCTTATTGTATTTTTGGCTATTATTTATTTTATATACAAGGAAAAAATTGAAAACTCGACTACACCAGCTCACAAGACAGCCCAAACTCCAAAACAACAAGTAGCACCTCCAGTAGCGCCTCCTAAACAACAAACCGCACCTCCTAAACAAACAAAACAACAAGCAATGAACTAATTAATTTGTGGTATAGTTTAATATGACCTGATCCAGGTTTTGTCGACATATGGGGCATTGAGGATCTTCCTTTTGATTAAAAATATTTTGAGCACAAGGATAACAACAAAGAGAGTGACCGGAATTTCCATGAACAAAGGTGGAATTAATAGTTTTTTCTTGACAGATTATACATTGGGGTGAATTATTTTTTGGAGCACAGAAATAGTTAGGAATAATTTCCATAGTACAACCTTTCCATTGTGATTGTGATTCTGTGTCATAACCAATCAAGCGAACTTCATTTTGGGGAATAAATCCCCCATCCATAAGCTCTAAACGAATTTGATGATAATTACTGTGAGCAAATTTTTTCCCCTTGATTAAAACCGTACTATAATAAGGAATTATTCCAAGAGGAGGAGAGCAGTCTTCAGAATCGGATCGAACCACAATTCCAGAAGGAGATAATGATTGAACAAAAAATGCTTGTTTGATGGGCAATATTTCAACATACTGGGGAATGTTAAATAAACATTCTCCGCTTTTACAAAGAAATAGAGAACATTCAAAATTATAATAAAGAACTTCTAATATTTGTTGAGGTTGAATGATTTTAATTTTTTTCGTATAAATATTCATACAGTAAATAGGTTGATGATAAATAAAACGTATTCGCATTTTATAATCATTCAAAGCTTCTTTTTCAATTGCTTGGATTTTGATATGGTTATCAAAAATTTCACCATGATTGGATTCTATGGTGAATAAATCTTTTCGGACGCCTTGAAAATATTTATTTTTTCCTATTTTCTTAAAAATGGTCATTCCCCTTTTTATTTCCTACCGAGGTAATTTCTTAAATATTTAATCCATATAAATTAAAATTCATTCTCAATTTCAATTTTAATTTACTAAAAATTTTTGGTATTGTTATTCCTCCAAATAAATAACTTTTTTTTTATTTTTCTTTTGTTTAAGATACCCTAATGTTTCTTCTTGTTTTTTGTCCACATGGTCTTTAATTAATGTTTGAATGTTATCCGGTAAAAGCATTAGTTTGGGAACATACTTTTCAACGAAAGTTCCTTTGGTTTTTTCAACTTTGGTATACTCACTTTTATAAGGAATTAATCCGAATTGATTTTTTAGTTTATCCAAGGTTTCGTCAAAATGGTCTCGTAAATCTTCATAACGAACCAAAATATAATGTTTGAGCTTGGAATCTAAATTCATAAGAAATTTATTTTTCATTTGGCGAAGTTCAAATATGTTTTTATACCGTTCACCGGTTTCATAATGACGGTCTTCCATAATTTCATATCCTTTGGATTCAATATCTTCTTTAATATCACGAATGCTATAAAACTCGTTAAAAAGAAAATTATGGATATTGGATTTGTTTTGAGGCGGTATATAGTGTAATCTCCTAAAATAACTATTAATCCATTCCACGGGATCTCGAACAATTCCAATGGTTAATAAATCATCGTCGTTGGGCAATTCTTCATGACCAAAAAAATGCTTGGAATAACGAATATACTCTAAAGGAAAATTAAACATTATGGCATATTGTAGAAAATGAGTCCCTGAATTTCTCTCTCCTAAAATAGTAAATTTTCGTACCATATGTGTTTTATAAAAAAAAGAGGAAGTGTTTAAATAATAATTGGAAAATTGAAAAAGGAGAAAAGAAGAAAAGAAAAGGAAAGAATGCTTTTATCGGAAAAAAATAAACATGAAAGGGATTCCAGAATTTCCTTTATTGAGGAAGGTCATATTTACGATGTAGATGGGGATCGAGGGTATACATCGGTCACGACGTTTGTTCATCATTTTTTTGACGGGTTTGATGCGGAAAAGGTGTTGGCTAAAATGGAAAACTCTCGTAAAAAAGAAACCTCTCCTTATTATGGAATGACGAATGGAGAAATATTGGACGTTTGGGAAAAAAAGAGGAATCAGTCTGCTACAATGGGAACGCTTATGCATCAACAAATTGAAAATTTCTACAATCAAATTTCTGTAGAAGTTGAAAAGATTCCGGTGGAATGGGAATTGTTTCAAAATTTTAACGAACGATTTGGTAAAGTTCCCTATCGGACTGAATGGTACGTATTTGACGAAGAAAATCGTATCGCAGGAAGTATTGATATGATGTTTCGTATGTATCCTGAGGATAACGAACAGTTAATTATTGTGGATTGGAAACGTACGGAGGAATTAAAATTAACCAATTATTTTCAATCGGGTCGTTACCCTTTGGAACATTTACAAGATTGTAACTTTTATCATTATTGTTTGCAATTAAATACGTACCGGTATATATTACAAAAACATTATGGAAAAAAAATTGTGGGAATGTTTTTAGTCGTTCTTCATCCTAACAACGAAACCTTTCTCCAAAAATCGGTCCCTGTGATGGAAAAGGAAATCGAAAATATGATGAAGGAAAGAAAAAATCCAAAAGGACGTTCCTTGAGTTTTTTAAGACAAGGGTGAATAACCTCTCGACTTTAATTCTTCGTACAAAAAATCACCAATTTTCTCTTTTGGTACGGTATAGGGTACAATGATTAAATCAATTCCTTTTTCCTTGCATAAATTTTTCTTTATATAATCCCGATATTGTTGGTTTTGGAACTTGTCTTTGGAATTTCCATGCATCATGGAATTAAAATGATAATGCTGACTCCCATTGTATTCCACAGCGATGCGTAATTCATCATTATAAACATCCAATTCAAGATTGGAATTCGTAATGGGATTTTTCAAAAAATCAGGACGTGTATTGGAAAAAGGTTTTCCAAAATAATATTCCATAAATTTTTTACATTCATCCTCTCCCTTGGATATTTTCTGTTTTTGAGGTGGACTAAAAGAAAAAGCAGGCTTTCTTATTATTGTTGTTGGAACGGTAGTGGGTCGGAAAAAAGCTTGGAGTAAATTGACGCCTTCAATATCAGATGAGGGTTTTATTTTAAACCATCCACGTAAACACCATAAGACAAATAAAGCGAGAATGGAAATGTAAAAGATGAGCGACCAACCATTTTCGTACCAATAATTCTTAAGATTAGTATACCAACTGATAAACATTTTTTACTTATCCAAAAAATAATATTTTTGGATAATCTACAGAATAAATAAAATTTAAAAAAAATCAGGAATTCAATAAATGAAAGTAAATTTTTTTGAATCCTCCTCCACTGAAGTTCCACTTTATGAGACCGATAATCAAAAAATTTTTTTAAAACGTGTCGCTTTTCAACGTGGAGTCCCTCCTGAATCCATTATCCTTCCTATTGACTTTAATTGGTTTTCTTTTTTAAAAAAGCCTCACCAATTTTTATTCCTTGATCTTCTCTCGATCCTTCCCGAAAAACCCAAAGAAGCGCTGATTTTATTTCAAAAAGTAAACAAAAATTATTTACCCACCAGCCAAATCACCAATCGAAAAAAATCAAAACAAGGTCCCTGTGGTTCATCCGCTCCAGTTGAAAGCGAAATCATAACTACTGAAAGTTTCTCTTCTTATGGACTCTTTCGTTTTACCGAGTTATTGCTCTATCAATTAAGTCTAAAATCAAAACATCCTCTTAATGAACATAGTAAAAAATCTTTAAATATTTTCTTCCAATTCGATTGGATAACCTTGTTTAAAGAAAAGTTAAAGACGGATTTGGCCAATTGGTTTTCGAATACTTCGGTGGCAACGATTATTTCTCGATTAGATTTACAAAAGGATAGGAATGAAAACGAGGTTTCTGAAAATGAGGCAGAAAATCAAGTTTTTCAACAAATTACACCTTTAAACATTGAAAAAGAAGAAATTATAGGGTATATTCAAAAATTTTTGCTTCCGACCGAGTTGACAACAGGAAAATTATTTGACCGTTTCCAAACCACAGCTTATTTTCCCTTGGCGCGGTATAAATCCTTCTATAAAATCCATAATCCTTCGAGCCTCAAAGAGGATTCAGAAATAAACCAACAAAATTACTATTCCGATTTACGAGTATATAATAAGGAAGGGGATGTAAATATCCATTTCAAAACAGTGGAAACAGGTATTTTATGTCAATGTCTTTTGATCCAGAATTCTGATTATCCCAATCTCCATTCTTTATTGAAAATGTTTCAATTAGAGGATATAAAACCACTTCACATGGAGAAATTCGGACAACGATCTCAATTTTATATACAAGATCAATGTTTGGACCCAAGTATTTTTTCCGATATGATTTTAAATAATATCATTTTTCAACAATTTCTTACCGTGAATGATACCGACAAGATTTTTCGTCAGAATAAAAGTGTGTATGTTTATTTTAAAGATAATCAAATAAAAAGTCCTCTTCAATCTTCGGATATTTGGGTAGGAGGTTGGAACCGCGCATTTAGTCGATATGGAGATTTGACCGCAATATTGCAATGTGAAGCCAATGAAGATAAAAAATTTAGTATTTTGGTCCGTGTAGTCCGTTCTTTGGATCAGAATATATTAAATTCGTTTAAACAAAAAATAGCCAAATTAATTCCATTGTACGTTAAAAATTTACCGGGGTACTTGAAATTATATCATACCTTGTTACCCAATTTTGTACAGGATCAACCTAGTATAGTGGTCGGAAAAACCAAAGATGATGCCTTGGAAAGATTAAAAAAGGCTGAACCAAGTATTTTTTTAAGTAATATTTATGGGAGGAATTGTCAAAAGGTAAAACCAGTAATCTTGGAAGATCCGCAAGTCATAAAATCCTTACCGTCTGATCGGAAAATACTTTTTCCACCGTTAGAGTACAAAGGAATCAAACCTAGATATTATACTTGTCCTACCGAACCTTATGCGGATGGAGAAAAATATTTATACCCGGGTTTGAAATCCATTAAACAATCAGAGAATCCTTTTGGTTATTATCCGTGTTGCTATATTGAAACCAAGGGAGAAAAGAATGAAAAGATTACCAAAAAATTAGAAAGTAAAATTTTAGGGGATAAAGTGGCGACTACAACAACGCTTTTACAGACAAAGAAAAATATCGATCATGTGATTAAAATGCCAAAAATTATTGATAGTTTGGGTCAAATGGGAATCCTTCCTGAAAATCTGGAAATCTTTTTCTTAATGGAAAATCCAACAGCTGAATATTATCGTCTTGGTATGCCCTTGGAAAATAGTTTTCTGCATTGTTTAGAATATCAAGATGCAATGAAAAATCAACGACCAATGCGACTTGTGATGGATATTAAAATGGATATTTTAAAAACCGTCAATCTCAATATCGGCTTGGAAGAAAATTATGATATTGGTATAGAAGGAATCGAGAATTTATTGAAGGGAAATGAATCCCTCCAACCCGAACGATTTTTTCGAATTATGGAAAACTACTATAAGATTGTTTTATTTGTGTTTCTTCGAGATAAATCCGATCAAATTTCCCTTCTTACGCCTAAAAATATTCGTTCCTGGTACCGTTTACAAAATACGACCCGACCTATTGTTGCTATCTATCAACATTATGGAGGTACTATGGATAACTTGGTAAAAATGGAAAGTGGTCATTGCGAACTTATCATTACCAAATTTTTTACCAATAAAAAAAGTTATACCTTTTCTCAATCTAAAACTCTCTGGAGTATTTTGGAACATTCCTGTATACGACAATACGATTTGGGAAAACGAGTTTTACCCGCCCTTTTGGATGATGGAAAACTCTCCAAATTTATTTCAGGACAACAAATCGATTCTCTTGGAAAGTGTAGAATTTTATTTTTCCATAGCTCCTTTATTCCTGGATTTTTTATCGAACCCATGGCGCCTTTGGCCATTCAACAAATACAGGATTATAATTTTCCTACTTTTGACCACTTGAGCACCTTTTTCATACAATCCAATATACAACCACATCGAACCGTTTCTTATGATACCATTGCCAATCATTTATTTTGTTATGTTTCCATGGGAAACAAAAGCCTCATTTTTCCAAGTGTCGTGAAGGATTGGAAATCGGTGTTGGCAACGACGGTGAAAAAAGAGAAGATTCCACCCCCAGAGATTGGTATGATTATTTTACCATTGTCGGAGCAAGAGGAAGTGTCGAATATGAGGCAAAAAATCCGAATGAGCAGTATTATTCAAGATTACTGTTTATATGGTTTTTCTCATTTTATGGTTCAACAAAAAGATATACTTAAAGATCGTCCTTTGGAAGATTGTATACAATTATTTATGGATAGAGGAACCAAAAATGTTAGTGAATTTCACATCTATCCTGCAATAGATGATGTTCCTTTAACGTTTTCGGATTCGGTACCCGGGTTGGTAGAAAAAAAGAGAATTCTTTTGGCACCACCTGTGAAAGAAAAGTTGAAATATTTTTTAAAATGGTTTCAAATCCGACGAGAAGAAGAATTGGAAAAGTATCAACACATGAGGGAAATTCCTAGTTTTTTTCAATATACTTGTGATTTTGAATCCAATAAAAACCAAATAATTATCAACACATTGCAAAAAATTAAACCTATTGAAACTTATCACTATGAAACCAAATCACCCCTTGACTTGGAAGTGGACTTTGATGTTCCTTTTTACTACCATAATAGTCAAGTGACAGGTAAAAACATGTTTTTAGCGGTCCGTGTCCGCCGGCAAAACAAGGCTATTGCCTTATTAGCCTTCTGGAAGAAAGAACAACGACTTGTATCCAACCCCGATGAAAATAATATTTCCAACGTTGTGTTTGATGTACCCACTTCCTCCAAAAACTATGAATGGTCACAATTACCCAATTCTATAGGAAGGATGACTCCTGGAAAAAACAATTCGTGGATTGTATTTTTTGAATTGAAAAATTAAAAGTTTGTAATGTGAATCAGGGAGGGATCTTTTTCTTTTAAAATTGTTAACCATTTTTGAACTCTTTTATGATCTTGACCATTTTTATTTCCATATAACCAATATTTATCCTTAAAGGTATAATAGTAAAGGTGATGTGGACACAAAATAGATCCCAATACACTAAAACCGCCTCGGTGAATTAACAAATGTTTAGCAGTAGCCATGAAGGATAGATGAACATCAGGGGAGCCAATATGAATATACATTTTCTGTTTCGGATCGCCTATTTCTTGAAGTGACTTGATAAGAAATTCTTGTTTTATATTTAGGTTGGAGACAAACCGAGTATCCAAATGAATACCACAGAGGACCACAATATATTCAAATTTTTCATAATGAAGATGAACAAACTCTATAAATTTCGGTTCAATCGATTTTTTGTCTCCTGATCTTACATGAATTACCAAAACATCATCTCGTGCAATAAAGTCCATCATTTCTTTTAAATTTTCGTGGTGACTGTGTATATATTGTTGCACAGAAGTTTGTAATCGTTCTACATTAGGTACATTTTCATTATCAGGATGATTAATGAAATATAAACCAAGAATAGAATCGGGAAGATAAGCGCTAACTTTCTTGGCTTCTTCTAAACGTTTAAAATTATTAAAAGACCAAATATCAAACAAAGAGGGTATATTAAATAAATCACCAATATTATACCCTGCTTTCCATATATTTTCAAGGGAACTGTCAAATAAAATAAAATCCTCCAAAGAGGGTTTGGAAATTAAATCAGAAGGTATATTCATTCTAAAACTAGCTTTTTTTTAAAAAAATTTTAAAAATATTTTGAATAACAAAATATTTTTTTTTATTAAATGCACGGATGTTTTAGCCCATGTTTAATTTATGGAGTAGCGGAAAATAAGGAAGATTATGTTATTGACCAAGAAATACTGGATAAATATAAAATGGATAAATACGCGGATGACGTGATTCGTAATTATGCTTGTGGTTTTATTTATGGTGTAGAAGTAAATTTTAATGAAATGATAACCGAAACATTTCCTGACAAGGAACTAGTGGACAAATTCGTCCAAGATTTTAAAACCGAAACTGCCACATTTCATCTTGGTATTAGGGGAGATTATCTTATTGAACATGTGACTTATTAAACACCAACCAGTTTTTCTTCAATCTTGGGTTGCCAAGTTTTCATGATGGAAATAAATAAATTATAATGCTCTTCCATGGTTTCCTTCATCATTCCACTCATAATCACGCTTCCACTGTGAAAAACCAAAAAGGTATTATATTTCTTTTTTTTTAGAATATCGTCCGTAATCGGTATAATGCTACTCAATTTTTCCTCAGTGAATACCCAAGGAGCCACCGGAGAACTCAGTAAATCCTTTAAAGAACACCGAATCACCGGAAGTTTCAAATCCCACCATTCTTTATCCAAGGGAAACTTTATATTGACTCCAGTGTAACCAAAACTTGTTTCCAAAAGGGAGTGGAAAGGAGTACTTTTATTCATAATATCATCTAGTTTTTGACGATCGACAGCGAAACCAAGAGGAAAATCAATGTTGGTCATTACGGTTTGAAAAAAGACTTGAATATCTTCACCACTTACTTCTACACAATCTGGACAGTGGATAAGCAGATTTTGGAGAAAGCATTTCACTACAACCAAGGCGTGGTCCAAAAATTTACACCCCGTTAATTGAAATTTTCCATTCTTGGATAGCTTAAAATTAACCTTCTTCCCATCAACATCCGAGATGATATTAATGGCATTTCTAAAACTCTTCTTCTTTTTTGGATTAAAGTCCGCGTTGACAATCCCTTTGTAATTATTTTGATAATACATGATTTCCACACGCCCGTTTCTCTCTTTTAATGGGTATTCTTGAAAAATTTTAACAATATCGAATTTACAATTCGATGTGGCAATGATCGTCTTGGTGGAAACTTTAATATCCTCAATCTTCATTTGATTTAATACCTTTATTTAAAAGAATGTAATTCTTTAGATGGGACAGTTTTAAAAAAAAAAAGTTTTTCCAAGATTCATTGTAAAATGTGACGAATCCCAGTAGAAAGATTTCGGAAATATTGGGTGAGCAAAAAGAGTAGACAGTGAAATAAAAAGGTATATAATAAATTGCTTTCCAAAGAATAATGGGTTGGGAGGTTAATTGAACGGAGATAAATCGACTTGTACTTGTCTGAAAATAATCCGAGAATTCGAGTAAGAGGAGGTACAAAATGGTAAATCGGAAGCTAGTGGTGAGAAAAAGAAGACAAAGGATTTGGAGGATGATGGATGAATAGGGAAGGGTAATTTCGTAGTTTTGGAAACTTCCTTTCCATTGAGTTTCTTTTTCTGGGCAATTTTTTATAATTTGTTGCGACAAACTCGTAATTAAAAATAATTTTATCATGTTTAGTTTTTGTAAATGGAATCAAGAAAGTAAATCAATTTTTATATTGCTCATATAAAAATTGAGTTTTTGGAAAACATATTGTTATAGTTTGTGCTTCCGACTAATAGACTAACTTTTTTTTCTTGGATTCCAGAATCATGTCTCCCATTATTTTCCACAATATTATATCAGATTTTCCTGGTTATGTCATGAACTATTATGAAGATGGCAATACTCTTATTCAATGGGAGCCTATCCCTGGTGTGTATTCTCCACCGGTGCTTCATCGTTGTATTCAATGTCTTCGACTTCCGGTCCAAAAGAACATCACGGACAAGATGGGCGCGTTTATTGGGTATCAGGGTTATTTTTTCAAAACGATTACTCAAAAATCGCAGTGTCTTTATATTTTTTATCAATCCAAGAATCAAGAGATTGAAATTTGGGGTACCGAGGAGATGTTTTTGAAAAATGCTTTGCATAGAATTCAAAACCATATGGACTTTAAGCTGGCTCAAATGATGGTTTAAATTTTGCCATAAATTGCTCCTCGGATAGAATAGGAATTTCAAGTTGGTTAGCTTTTTTCATTTTAGAAGTGGTGGATGCAAAGTCTTTGGTAATTAAAAAACAAGTATTTTTTGTCACTGTATCTTCAACCTTTCCACCGTAAGAATGTTGGATCCAATTTTCCAAGGATTTATTTCTAAATCCTGAAAACACAAATATTATAGCTTCTTTTTTATCATGTTTTTCTTGTTGGTTTAGAATCCGAAGTCCTGTTTTTTTAATAAATTCAAGATAAAAAGGTAACCCTTGAATAAATTGTTGAGCGGTACTTTCCGACCAACCTGAAAGTTGAGAGAGAGACAACATCAGATCTTTTTTTGTTTTAAAATCCGGAAACGCTTGTACAACGGTTTTGATTTTTTTTACACCTAGACCAAAACCAAAAAAAGGAGTCGCACTCATTAGGAGGGATTCATCCACTTCGGAATGTAAAAATTCTTGTAATTGTTGGTAAAGATTTGTAGATTGTTTGGGACCGAAGACCTCTACCAAATCCTTTTCTTGAAGGCTTATAATTTCCTCAATAGATTCCCATCCTTTTTGAACTATTTTTTCAATTGTTTTTTTAGCCATTCCACGTACTTTAAGTGTAGAAAAAAAATGGACAGCTTGAAATATTTTTACTTGTTCATTCTCTCCTTTATTTCGAACTATTACATCTACACGACTAGCATTCCATTCCCAAGGAATATCAGGCATTTGTGCATGGGCGCCTTGAATAACTTTCACAATAAATGGAATTACATCCCCACTTCTAGTAATAAGAATGGAAGCACCTGGTCCTATTTTATTTTCCTCGATATACCGACCATTAAAAGCGGTTGCATATTGAATCGTCACTCCGCCCAATTCGACCGGTTGAATTTGAATTTTTGGTTTAATCTGTCCATGTTTAGAGACTGTCCAAATCACTTTTTCAACTGTGGCCAATTTTACTTCTTCCAGGAAAGGTTTGAAAGCAAAAGCAAAGGATGGATTACCATGGGAAGGAATGGCGTGAATGTTTTGGTGGGTAATGACGAGTCCATCCATATCATACAGTGAGGTGGCTTTCATTTCCAAATATAGGTTTTCTAAACTTTCGGTAGATGGTAATGTGGATAGAAAAGAATAGTTTGGAATTTTAAATCCGTGGTTTTTTAAAAACAAGAGTTGATCGAGGGGGAGTTGATTTCGAGGGTAAAGGATTTCATAGGCGACGAAATCTAGAGATTGCACACGTTTTGGATCCGGATCATGGGAATTGATTATTCCACTTACGAAATTTCGCGAGTTTTTAAATTGAGGAGAAAATTTAGAATTAAAGATGGCTCGTTGGATAATGATTTCCCCTCGAATGGCAATCGTTTCTTGAAAGGAAAAAGGAAGTTGTAAGTGAGGTAGAAGAGAGGAAATATTGGATCCGATTTGACCATCCCCTCGTGTGTAGAGTTGTTGAGTTTTGGGGAGGTATAGGGCACTTACACCATCTAATTTTTCATCCAAAAGATAGGAACCGGGGTGAAGACTTTTCCATTTGTCCAATTTTTTCTGGTCAGTGGTTTTAATTTTATCTAAACTTCCCAAAGGAAAGGGTAATTTTATTTTAGCGGAGGAGGAGCAAGGTAAAGCGCCGATGTTATCCCAAGAGGTATGAAACCGTTGCTCATAGATATGAACCATGGAGTCAAATTCTTGATCGGTAATTTGACTGGTACCATTATAGTAGGCATTGGATAGCTCCAGTAATTTTTTTTTACATTCTGCTTGAGGTTTTTTCATAATGAATTCCATCATGTTTATGTTTATTTTTATTAAAAAAAGGAATGAAAGGTTTTCAATTTTGATTTAAATATTTCTTGGTAATGGAAAAATGAAAACAAATTTACACTTGGAAAATGACGGGTTTGGTGAAAATTTGAAAATCGCACTTTATACGATTTTTTATTGTGAGTTTCATAGGATTCCATTTTTTTATTCTCCTTTTGATGTATATATGGATCATAATTACCAAAAGGATCCAATGTTTTCCAAAAAATTAGATCGTCTTATTAATTTTGACCAACATTTTCCGCTTTGCCCTCCGACAGAGGGAAAACCAATGGATACCGTTTGTAGATTTAAATTATTATCATGGTATGAACAAAATATAGATAAAATTCCAAAATTAGAAACTTTTTCTTTGGTGAAACGATATTTTTTGGAAAACAAAAAAGATCCTTATCAAAATGGAAAATTTAACATTGCCATTCATATACGAAGAAAATGGAACCCTTCCGATGAAAATCGATCGGTTCCGGGATCGGATGTGCCGGATGAAGTCTTTTTGGAAATCATTCAAAATTTAGTTCGAATTTTTGAAAATAAAGATTATGAGTTGCATATATTTTCTCAGGGTAAAAAAGAAAATTTCAAAAAATTTTTTCATCTTTCTCGATTACAATTTCATATAGATGAACCTATCGAAAAAACCTTTTTACAAATGGTCATGGCGGATGTGTTGGTGATGTCTCCAAGTTCTTTGAGTTATTCGGCAGGCTTTTTTTCCAATGGAACTATTTATTATATGAAACATTGCAATCCTCCGTTATCTGGGTGGAATATAGTAGATGGATACCAAAGCTCAAGAAAGTCTCACGAGTTTTTAATTTTGATTTCCGTCATTTATGATCCCAAGGAGGGTAAATTTTATACTCAAAAGAAAGAAAAGCTGGAGTTGGATGAGCAATCGGAGTATAAAGTTCTTGGATTGGATACTACAGGTTTTATTTACAACGAAGATGGGGAAAGAAAATAAATTTTTTGCAAAAAATTTCGATTTATATTTTGCTAAAATAGAACAAAAAATGAGTCTTTATGCCAAATGGATGAAAAAAACTCCCCAAAATCCAAAAGATGATATCATGCATCTTCGAAATACCGCGAAAAAACAGTCGGATGTGCAAAAATTTTTAAATTCTTTAGATATGAATGGAATGAGGGAGAATTTAAATATTATATCTCTTGTGTTCTCTTGGAAATGCGATGCTAAAAAAAAAAAGGAAATGATTGATGAACTCATTTTAATGGGTGTGGATATGGATTGTCTTGGTATATCGGGATTAAATCCACTTCATTTTCTTCTTGTCAAGATTGTATTTGGAAATACCAAAGTGGAAGATGAAACTTTATTATATTACTTGATAAAAAAAGGTATTAATTGGAAAAAAAAAGCCATCCTTCCTCCCTTATTTTGGAAAAATAAAATTTTATTATTAAAACCTTTTGAATTTTATCAATTCCTTCTATCTTCCTGTGAAAATAATAGATATTTCTTACAGCTGTTTCCTAAATATGTTGAACTAGGACAAAAACAATTAACATCTTCACTACCTTTTTTACAATTGTTGGAAGAAGGCCCTTTGTATATTCCCACCGAGATACCCATGAAAGATTATGAAATGGAATATTGGACAGTGCGTTGGAAACTTCCTTTCCAGTTATCCCCTTTAGAAATTAAAAAAAGGCTCGATCAACTTTCCAATAATTGGAAACATATTGATATTGAAAAAGTTAAAGAAATACGTGAAAACCTATTACAATCCAAAGGAATTTATTTGAATAGCTTATTGGAAGAGGCATCAGAATTTCATTATTACGAATATGTTCAATATGTAGATGTAGAATCGAATCGTCAATACTTTTTTCATAAGAGAATGTTACCCTCTTTGTGGAAGTCATCTCATAATCCTTTAACAGGGCGAAAAATTCCTTTTCCGGTGTTGAAAAATTGGTTACAAAAGTTGGATACGGAACCTTTTATCCATGATATTGTTACTCTTTCGGATATGATTTTAAAATTGGATAATCAAAGTGTAAAGGAAGAGGATGGAGTGGAAGATGCTTATTATTTTTTTTATAATTTAATTGTACCTTCTCATCCTTATACCAACATATATAATATTAAAGATTTCAACCACGCACAGATTCGTCACCTATCGGATGTGTTATCTCGCCCTCCATTCCGATTGTTAAAATTTAATGAGGTGTTCCATAATAAAGAGATAGAGTCGAGCCACTTTTTGTTTTTAAAATGTGTTTTTAATTACATTATGAATCCTAAAACGAAAAATCAAAATATTATTCATCATTTACATTTTGCTTTGGAGGAATGTTTACAAGATTTTTCCTTGATGGAACAAATAAAATCACAATGTGATATTTATAATATTTCTTTTCATCAAAATTCGTTTGAATTGGCGTGTGATTCCGTACCAGAAATTAATGATCTCTTAGTCGAACGACATGGGTTTTGGGAGAAAAGAAGTCTTAAAGTCCTTTGGAATCGTTTAATAGGTTATTCCTCTTATTTTTAGTAGGATTTTTTATTGGGAATAAAAAATCAAGAATAAACAAAAAAATTAGACTCCTTCTTCACCTTCGTCAAAGTCATTTTCACTGGAAAGATCTTCCTCCTCACTATCCTCCACCTCATCAAAGATAAAATCATCTTCTTCATGATTGTCAGGAATAATTTCCTCTTCAATGGAAGTTCGTTTTGAACCGATGTTTTCGGTAATATGAACGGAGTCATCCACTACAACGGGTAGTATTTTTCCTTTTCCTAGTACCGAGGGAGGTTCATTTTTTGTAAAAGTTTTACTACTAGAGGTTAGGTTTTTAATAAGTTCGGTTTTATTTCCATTTTTTCGTAGACCCTTTTGTTCACAAAGAACACGAAGCTCCGAAACTTTCATGTTCTCATAATCTTCTTTTTTAATTTCCAAACCGATTTGTTCTTGATCAGGATCAACGGGGTAATTTTCCTGAACCCAAACTTGTTGTTGTTCTTTTGTCATATTATTCCAAATCGCACTAATTTTCTTGGAAAGGTCTCCAAATCCAATGCTATCATCTTCTTTCTTTAACTCCAATCGTTTCTTGGAAAAAAAAAGCTGATAAGAAGATTTTTTGGCCACTCCCTTCTTTTTATCGGTTTCATAGTATACTGCTTCTAATTTACTCTTGTCGATATTAAAAATCTTCGAGGCTCTAACAAAAAAACTAGACAAATGGTCCTGAATAACATCCTTTAACTTGACCGATAAATCATCCATTGTTAATTATTAATTATTTATAAGGAAATGAGAATTTGATATATTTTCATTTTTTATAAAATTTTTAACAATCTTCTAATAATTTTTCCCCTCTTTTTAAAGGATGAGTACGACACAATTCCTCCATATTTTCACATTCCAACTCTTCTCGTTCTTCCGTTAAACTTTCCATATAAATTTGGATGTTTTCGAGGCTAGTCGGTTTATCCTCTACAAAATATAAATTTAATAAAATCCAAACCTTGGTTAATAAATATAAAAAACTTTTATTTTCCAATTCTGGAGTTTTACTGATTTGAATTTGTTCAATATACAAAATACTATTAAGAAAATTTTCAAAATCAATCCCTTTCGTTTGTATAAACGAAATACGGTTTTCTTGAAATTTGTCCAAAATTTGTCTTCGGAAATACAAACTACATTGTTGAACCGTTTCTTTTTCCTTCGCCAATAAGGATTTTTGGTAGTCTTCTTGAATATCTTTATAACTTCCCTTTAAAATCCGTAAAATGGTTTGTTTTTTGGTCTTGCATTGGGAGATTAATTTTTCTACATTTTCTTTATATATTTGTAGCCAGGGTGAGTCCATATCTTCCATCAAATTATGTAAGAAAGGAGACAAATAATAAGACTGTAATTGGATTTGTTGTTTTTGCCATTTTTCACACCAATCACATCGAAGGGGCCATTCTTTGCGTAGTTGACATATCATTTGACGGAAGCGACCCCAAGAGGAAGAAGGTAAAGACTCCACGGCTTTATATAAACTAGTTAAAAAATAAACCACCTTGTGAAGATTTTTTTTGGGACAAACCATGGTTTTTTTGAGGGGAGAACATATAGTAGGGGCCAAAGTAGAGGGAAGTTCGCAAAAATGATATTCATCTTTACCATCCTTGAAAAAAATCCAATCGGTCGAAAAATTATTTTTAGGAATCACTTCCAATTCTTCTACGCTATTAATTTCCTTTCCTAATAAACCTTGTAAAATATACCACTTTAAAATTTGAATACAATCGTTTTTTTTATCCGGTATAGAACATAAATCCACCCATTTCATATTCCTTATTGGTCTTTTCCTAGACTTTCTTTTAAATCATTTTCTTTGAAAAAGGGTATCCGAAATAAAAAAGGGTTTTTTTAAATCAAAAGAATTCCATTGTGAATTATTTATTTGGAAAAAGGGGCATTGATAGTCGTAAACGGGTTTTTGGGAGGGAAAAGTGATGAGGGAGGAGGAATCAATGCAAACAAATGTTAATTCTTGAGAAAATTCAGAAACTAATTCCAAACTACCGACGGCAAAATATTCTGCAACCTCTTTTTCTTCTTTGTCATCAAAAAGGTCAAAATCTAAACCAATCCATATTTCAACTTTTTGGAAAGGGTTAGATTCAAGATAACCACATAAAACAGTTTCCCCATGAAGAGGAAAAGGCAATGTTCGTCCCCAACTATCCTTAAAATCTATTTCACAATAATATTCCAAGGTATTGAAATAACCTAAAAGCACGACAACTTCAGACATTTTCTTTTCAAGAAAAAAGAAAATAGAGAGACAATTTTTATACTTTTTTTTTATTGACAATAAATAAATGGCTTCAACACCTTCTTTTTGTATCCTTAATGGTAAAAACACTTGTAAAAAAAAAATAAATACGAAAAACCATTATCTATTTATCAAGCCTCTGTCAATCCTTTTAATAATATAAGTTCATCCGATATCACAACCATTGGATCTAGTAATTGGTTAATTTTGTCTAATGCTGGAACTTATACTTTTTCTTTAAATTCTAATTACACCATAAGTAACGCCCAATATTTAATATTTAGTTGTTGCTGGGGGTGCAGGTGGAAATACTGGAATAAATAGTAGTAATAGATACATTGGAGGTGGTGGAGGTGGTGGTCAATGTTTTTCAGAAGAATATCAAATTTTTACACCTGGCACTAGTTTTGTCGCTACTATTGGAGCAGGAGGAATTCCAGGAAATTCTGGATCAAGCAGTTCTTTTGTAATTGATTCCGGTTTACCTGTAACAGTAGTGTAGTTGGTGGTCTATGTGGCGCTAGTAACTCAACGAATGGCGGATCCTCAACAATATTCGGACATACATCATCCGGATTGTATTATGGTGGAACTGGAACTTCTTATGCAGTGCCCTTTCTAAGGGTCGAAGTGCTTCAAATAGTTATTATGGCGGAATGGGGGGGAATGGTTATATTTGGAATTACGATAATGGCGTGTATGTTTACGGAGCTGGTGGTGGAGGGGGTGGATCCAATGGAGGAGGTTTGGGTGGTTCTTCTAATGATACTTTCGGGGTTGGTGCAAGTGCTATCAATAGTGCTACCAACGGCGTTTTAGGCGGAGGCGGAGGAGGTGGTTGGGGTTCAAACAGCATTCCTGGTACAGGCGGAGATGGTATTTTTAAATTAATGTGGACGAATGATAATCTAATCTCCTCATAAAAAATTTATTATAACAAAAAAAATGGTATAGTATAAATATTTTTAATTATTTGGTTGTATTCTAATTTATTTTATTTTTTACGTTCCGCTTTAAAACATAAACAGATATATATATGTATCGGACTTGCAATATGTGAGTTTTAAAAATAAAAAGGTATTTTTTTGGTTAAAAATTTTTGCTGATCACGGTGTTGTATACCAACACCGACAAATCGAACAGATAAAGCGGGTTCGTAGGTAGGAAACTGGATTTTCAAGTAACCGTTATACTTTAAAAAATTCAGGAGTATATAGGCGCAAGGTTTAGGAAATCGAAATAAACCAGAGGAAGGAATCTCAAAGTCTCCCAATAATAAATTTTTGTAATACATTTTAAAATCCAAATTATTTTTACATTTATTTTCTAAACGTAAACCCAAAATAAAATCCATAGGAACATTGATTAGTTTAATGAAAATTTCCCTGTTTTCATTCATAAAAAAATCCGGTGTTTCCATGAGACAGCATGGTTGATTTTCCAAAATATTAAAAACCTTGGACATCTTTAACACATTTTCAATTGGAAGAATCGCACTCTCTCTATTTTTTTTATAATTTGCCCATTTTTCTTCCATGTCATAAAAACAATTAAATTGGTAAAGTACAGAACGTGAAATAAAAATATCATCACAACTAGGAGTATTCCCCATTTTTATCGTGGAGTGACCAATTTTTAAATCTTTTAAGGATAAAAAATGATAAAATTATAAGGAGGTAACAATACTTCAAATGTTTTGCATTATTACCACAACCTTGAATGACGAACCTTGTCGTTTAGCCAAAATAATAGAGATTTTAAATCAATCGACTCAACCAAAGATTGGCAAATCGAATAAAGTATTATATACCTCCAAATCCACAAGAATTAAAGAAAAAAGAGTTTTTTCCAAACCAAATTAGAAAAAAAATCTAATTCCACTATTTTTTTTTAAATAAATAGTAAATATTGTTTGTATATATATCGTATATATATATATATCTCTTGAAATTAAATTTTTTATTTTATAAAAAATTTACTTGTAAACATTTACATAATAACGGCCAGCAGATCCACATAAAGAAGAATTGCTCCGCACTACTGCACAACTATCATAATATACTTTTCCCCATATTGGATCAATCTTTCCAAAAAGATGGCAGACCAAACCATTACCTCCAGATGATTCTCTTGCCTCCTTACAATTGGCACATAATCGAAGGTTACCAGGATGTAGTTCAGGAGAAGTTGTAGGATTAAATGGTATTAAAAAACTTTTTGAATTATAAATAATAACCAACAATATTAACATCCATTTCATTATTTTCTTTCTTGTACTTGTTTTTCTTATGTCTTTAGATTTTTTGAGTGCGCAGTTTTGGAACAAAAATGCCACCCGATAAAAAAACGAAATATTTAAAGAATTATTTGCCAAAATTAAAATGCTTCAAAGGAAAGTTAAAAAGAGTGCTGTTTTAAATTATCAGCAGGAAAAAATTATGGAAAATGAATTATGTGATTCTAAAATTATTGGGAATCCGGGAGTGGGTAAAACAACCATGATTATCCATAAGATTTGTCGGCATTTTAAAAATAAGGATTTACCTTGTAAAAAAAGTTTTTTAATTGTGACCTTTACCAATAATGCTCGACAAGATTTTTTAGAAAAAAGTCAATTGGATGCAGTTAATGAAAAGGATATTTTTTCCAATCGAAACGTATTAACCTTGCACAAACTCGCAGGAAAAATAAATCAGTTGTTGGGGAATGGTCGTTTATGTGATGTAGGGACTTTAATAAGTGCCACGACCGAAATGATAAAGACAAAAACCTCGGAGGAGATTAAGGGGTTACCTTTTCTGACTTTTTTAAAATTAATGATTGTTGATGAAGCTCAAGATATTTCTGAAAGTCAGATGAATTTTTTGTACGAGTTGAAAAAAAAATTAAATTTCTTTTTAAATTTAAGCGGAGATCCAAATCAAAATATATTTCAATTTGCCGGTGGAAGTGACCAATATTTATTAGATTATGAGTGTCCCAGTGTGTTTTATCTTACCATTAACAATCGATCGACTCCAAAAATAGTAGAATTTGCCAATTATTTTCGTCCTAATTATTTATTACCAGAAATGAAAGCTTCCCGTTCGGATCATAAAAAAAGCCTTGTACAAATCTATAATATAAATGTAGAACAAATCAAAGAAAAAGTGTTGGATTTATTGGAGGAATGTCGAAGGGAAGGAGTTGATTTTTCCAATGTGGCGATTATTGGTCCGGTTAAATTATCAAAAATTCAGAAAAATTATTGTAAAAGTATCGGGCTTTCCATTTTTGAAAATTTATTTTTTGAAAATGATATCCCCTTTGTTCAACATTACTCCACCGTTCGAAATGATTCCAGTAATCAAAAAGGAAGGCTTCATCGATCCGCTGGGAAAATAAACCTTCATACTATTCATAGTTCTAAAGGGGAGGAATTTGAAAAGGTATTCTTAATAAATTTTCATTTTGAAACTCAAGGGTTTACTCCTACTTATGAGTCTTATAATCAATATATGTATTTTTGGTGGACTGCAATTACCAGGGCTCGTGATCAACTTTATATTTTTATTGATGATAAAAAGGACCACTGGCCCGTACTTCAAACAGTTCCCACTCATTTGTACCAACTCTTGGGCAATCCCATCCAAAATAAGGAATTCCAAGTAGAATCACCTTCTAATACCAAGCGACTTACCATTCGTCATGTGGTGGAAGCAGTCCGCGATGATTCCTTACTGGAATTGGAAAAATTACTTCCATTTGAAATAAAAGTTCATCCATCTTCCGTGACGGTGGATCAAGAATTAAATTTTGAGGATGATTTATGGACTTTGTCGGAGGAATTAATGAAAATGGTTTTTGATTTTATGAGTCATAAGAAAAGAAAAACATTAGGACCTTATTTAGATTCAATTCTTTTACAGTATGAATCTCAAATCATGATCCCTAAGAAAAATAAAAGAGAAGGATTGAAAATGTTTCAAAAAATTGGAATTTCTTACGGTAATGTGGTGACAAGAAGTGATATTTTCCGATATAAAGATCAATGGGAAAATGATCAAGAGAGGGATTTTTATTTTCAATTAATTTCCAAAATTAAGGAAAATAAGAAATATAATATATATTTTGAAGATGATTTAATTTTTCAGGATGTAGGAGTGATGGCGCCGATCATTCATTCTTTAAAAATACAGAGCCAAGAGGAAAAGTTTTCCATGGAAATATTTAAGAATCTATTTTATTTAACTTTATACTATTTTCAGTATCGTAATGAAAAACGTCATTTATGGAAAAAGAGACAAAGTATTTTAGAGGGAATACAGTCTTTGAAAAAATATTTACCAAGGGTGGAAAAAATGGTGGTGGAAATGATGAATAATACCAACGATCAAAACATATTTCTAGATTACCCCACCCATCATCCTTATTTAAATTGCAAGGGAGAAGTCACCCTATGGAAACCCAAAGAAAAAGAAGTATGGATGGTTGTTTTTAAAAAAAAGTTACAAAATAGAATTGTTTTTGAATTATTATTGAATTATAATAATATCTATCCTCGATGGGACAAAGAAACTTCTCTTTTTATTTATAATATGTACGATGGTACCAAAACGGAAATCTTTCCCATAATGAAAGATAAATTTGCTTTGTTGAAATTTCTTTGTAAGAAAACAAACCAAAAATTAGTAGATTTTAAAATATTTTATGCGCTACGAACCAACATTCAATCTTTAATCACGGAAAGATTTTTATGGGAAGAGTCTCTTCAAATTGTTCTGTCGGAAGGAAAAATAAATTACGAAGAAAGTGGACTACAACCTTTCAGAAAGGAAATGGAAACAATTTTTGAAATTTGCGATCGCCCCATTTTGATTGGTTTATATGGTTCTAGTAGAAACTATGCTACACAACTTCAAAATAATATCATGGAATCTCAAGATCGTATTCATTTTATTGATTTGTTTAAAGTTTTGCATTCTTTGGATCCCAACCTTCGTCGTGTCCATATTAATAAAATTTTTAATAAAATTTGCCAAGAAACTATTCCTATAAAAAAAAATCTGTCCACCAAAGAAGAGGTGGAAATGGTTTTGAAAATAATTCGGAAACTTGATCTTTTCCATCACAAGTTGATTTAAGAAATCCTTTTTAAATCGTAAATGAGTAAAAAGCTTCAAATCATTAAAGTTCCTGGCGAAAAAAGTGTGGAGAGAAAAGGGTCCGATTTCCCACGCATGCCTAGAATGTATTTGGAATTATTAGAAAATAAGGATAAAATTAAGCAAAATTTAGTAAATAAAGAATACGACCCTGAGGAGGCGGCAACACTTTTTAGTTGGAATGGTGGTGAAAATACCTCCAAATTACAAAATATTTCAGAAGAAGAAGATGAAAACGAAAAAGAAGAGGAAGATGATGTTGAGGAGGAGGAGGCAGTACATGAGGAGCGCGACGAAAAGATAGAAGATGATAAGGATGAGGACGGAGACGAAGAAGAGGAAGAAGAGGAGGAGGAAGAGGAGGAAGAAGAGGAGGAGGAAGAGGAGGAAGAAGAGGAAGAAGATAAGGAGGAGGTGGAAGAGGAAGAGGATGATTCGGATATTGCTACGACAAGCTCAGAAAAATCTCAATCAAAATTGCCTCCTCCTCCTCCGATCATTCAAACCTCCACAAGGAATAAGGTTTTGGAAATGTTGGATGAAAAACAACCACCACCCACTCCACCTCGACTTTCCGATTTAGAAAAAAGGGGTGAAGTGCGTCGGGATAAAAGTTATGCGACCAATTTAAATCGTTTAAAAGGTATAGGATCGGAAGAGGAAGATGAACTTAAGAGGGAATTGCTTTTTAAGTTTGAATTATTAAAAAAATCGTATAAAAATGTTGAAATCCCAGAGTTTAATATGCATTCAGATTTTCAAAATATGAACCGGACCTATGAAAATACTGTTCGTCGTGTTTCATTGGATTCTAACGTAGACCAATATAAAAGTTTTTTAATTGGAGGGTTTATGTTGATTGAATTTGTTATGGGTGTTTGGTTTAAATTTGACATGGCTGGATTTACGCAACAACAAATAATTAACATGAATCAATATGAACGTCTTTTAATTGAATTGGGTGAAAAGTCTTATATTCCAGGGGCAACACAATGGCCTGTGGAAGTACGTCTTCTTGGTTTAGTTTTGATGAATAGCGTTATTTTCATTATAAGTAAAACAATCATGAACAAGACGGGTAGCAATCTTATTAATATGATGAACTCTTTGAGTGCAGGGAGTATGGGAGGTACACCACCCGTCAAACGTAAAATGAGAGGTCCTACCATTAATTTGGATGAAGTTCCTGAGGAGGAGGGAGAATAATTAATGATGATTAAATAAATGTCCAAAAACACTCATTGTAAATTGATGACAACGTTGGTGCACTCCAAATTGAATATCGGAATCTTGAGAACCATCCTCAATGACTAAAAGTGGATAAATTAATAATCTTTTTCCATTTTTCGTGAGTAAAAAATCGGCACTAAAGGGTTTTAAATTTGAGTCCTTTAAACTGGCTTGTGCGTATTCACCTGAACCGTACAAATCAAGAAGTGTTTTGGCTTGTTTTTTGGAAAGTAAATACATTTGAGTTCCCCAAGTATGTTGATCTGGATAGGAAAAATATTGGAAAGGGGTTTTGTGAGTGGAGCTCGGATGGGGAATAAAATTGGAATAGGTATCAATAGGATTATCACAAAGGTATCCAAGGAGTAAAAGATCCAAATTGAAATTTTGAAAATCTTGGAGAATAATATCTAAATTTTGAATAAAATCTTGTCGGATCAAAATATCATCTTCGCAAAAAATACCATATTCCCGATCAGAGAAAAAATAAAATTGGGAAATCATATCTAAATGACCGAAAATAGTAGACCAAACTCGTGGTGAAGGTGAATTTTTTAAACGATGGTCAGCAAAGGAAACACCAGAATAGTAATGAATTGGACATGTGAAATTTTCAAATTTTTTTTCCATTTCTTTTCTTTTTTTGTTTTGAAAGGTCAGGCAATAAAGACTAATCTGGTCCATTTTTTAAATATCTTTTTTTTTTTAAACTAAAAAAAAATGAAAGTGAAAATAGTAAGTAAGGATAGAAATAGAAAATGTTTACACTTCCTCAAGAAATTCAAGGACTAATTTATCAATATGACCCTACCTATAAGGACAAATATACAGACATTATCAAGGCTTTTGATTATGAAAATGTGATAAATACTGAAAATGGGTTATTGGTCTGTCGAATTAATAAGTTATTTGGTCATTATATTTATTATAATGAGAGGCGTCAGGTTATTTTGGATTATTATTTGAAAAATAAAGTGTTTCATGGGTGTATGAAGAGTTTTTATTATCCAAACCGAGATGAGCAATGTGTTTGTTTGAAAGAACAAAATTTTAAAAATGGGAAACCAGATGGAATTTGCAAGGATTTTTTTTTAGATGGAACTTTAAAAACATTAAAAAATTTCGAAAATGGTAAATTAGAAGGTGAAGTTTTAAATTATTACCATGGCGGTATTTTATTTAGTAAAACAAATTACGAGAATGGAAAGAGGAATGGACCTTATCTATCCTTTCATAAAAATGGGACAAAAAAACGAATATGTATTTTTAAAAATGACAAGTCTTATGCTAATAAGTTTTTTTAGGTAGGAACGTGACCGTAATTAAGGTATTTGAAATCAGAAAGAGGAACAAAACAAATTTTGTCGGATTTTTTCATAGGAATATAAATTTTTTTTTTAAAAATGGGAAAAAATTGATAATCAACATCAATATTCCAACCATTTTCGATAAAAAGACCATTTTGAATACAAAAATCAGTTTGGTTTTGAACTAATTCCTTTATTTCATAATATTGCGTTTCTTTCTGGGATAATTTTAAACTTTTTTGAATCGATGTTTTCTTAGCTTCGTGACATACATTGCAGAGAATTAAATAAGTTCCCGGGATGTACTCCAAAAGAAAGGTTTTTGTCCCTTGATTACGCAAGGCGCATTGATCACAAGTCCCTGGATAAAGAGGAAATGAACTTGAACTCTTTCGAATCACCAAATTATTTTGATGAAAAATTTTAAAAGTTTCTTCCATGAGAATTGATTTGAAAAGACCTGTTTTTTAGAATAAAAAATTTATATTTCAAATCAGAGTCAGTAAAACGTTGGTTATTTAACAAATTTTTTAGTAGACAAGTTTTTGGTTCAATTTTTTTGTATAAAATATTTTTTTATACATAAATGACTTCAGTCTACGGATATTATGAAATTTATGATTATAGCGCATTGCAATCTCCTGATACCGTTTATAAGAAACGTGAATACCCACCGACCTCAACCATGGGAAAAATATGTAAAACATTTCCCAAATTTACCTTTCTTGCTCAATTGGCTGGACTCGATTGGCAATTAGCCGATCCGCAAAATATGGCAACCTTATTTCTTCCCATCGAAGAATCCATGCCTATAGAATGGGTTCGTTCCTGCGACCGTGGTTTGGCGCGTCGATTTGTGAAATATCATTTCACCATGGGATATTTACCACGTGATGTACTTCACACTTCGCTTTGTTACAAGTTACGGTCTACCATTAAAGGCCAGGATATTTTAGTTCAACGAGTAAACGATCGATTTCTTTTTAACGGAGTTTCGGTTTTATCCTATGATAATTTAACCAATAATGGAGTGGTTCATATTATCCAAAGACCTTTGATGGATTTGGTAAACTTTTCTAATTTTCAATAAAGATTTTGTTTTTTTTATTCCCTAAATAAAAAAATAATGTCCTATGATTACAAATCCATCCAAAATTATAATGGAATAAAAACAGTGGAACCATTCGGTGGTGGAGGTGGTGGAGGTGGTGGTCATGGAGGTGGTGGTGGTGGCGGTGGTGGTCATGGTGGTGGTGGTGGTGGTGGTGGTCATGGTGGAGGTGGATTTGGTGGTGGAGGTGGATTTGGTGGAGGTGGATTTGGTGGTGGCGGACGTGCCGGTGGTGGAGGATTTGGTGGAGGCGGACGTGCCGGTGGTGGACTTGGTGGCGGTGGACGTGGCGGAGGTGGAGGCGGTGGACGTGGCGGAGGTGGAGGCGGGCGTGGTGGTGGCGGGCGTGGTGGAGGCGGGCGTGGTGAAGGCGGACGTGGAGGACGTGGAGGACATGGAGAAGGTCATGATTATGGCTACGGATTTGGACCTTATTATGGAAATGGTTTTGCCGGTGGATATGGATTAAACGGAGCGATTTATCCTTATTATTATCCTTATTATTATGACTATCCTTACATGTACGATTATACAAATGAAAATTTACCTTTACCCACCATGAATGTAAATAGTAAAAATTGCCTATGCCAGGATACGATGGCGGTTTCGGGAGTGGATGGATCAAAATTAATTTGTCCTGAAAATCAATTATGTGGAACATGCTATCCTCGAAGTCAGTGTTCTTCTTGTAATGACCAATTTCCATGTAAGGATGATTAAAATTAAATTAAACAAAGGAACAAAATCAGAACTATAAACATTTCAAAACTAAATAAATTAAAGGTAAAAAGAAATATCATAAGAAATACGGATAAAATCATAAATTGGATCCCAATGACTTTTAAAATGGGCTTGTTGCATGATTCCATATTTTCTTCCTCTCCTGCAGATGGTTCTTCCTCTAATTCAATTTCTGGGACGGGTTCTTCCAGTACTTCTGGCTGGGCGGTTGGTTCGTCCGATTTACGACTCATTTGAATCTCTTTTAACAAATTTTCTATATTTTCTAATTTTTGTAAGAATATCTCTTGTTGATCCGGTAATTCTAATTTGGATACAACAACATTTTCTAAATTCACCACCTCCTCCTGTTGGTCGTCGTTCATCAATTGTGACTCTTCGGTTTCACTCATTTTATTATTATTTAGATATAATAAAATTTCCATCCTTTATTAAAAAAATTGATTTAAATGAATACATTTTTTAAAGAAAATTAATAAGTATGAATATGGAAGACAATATCAAATGCACCGATAACAATGGAAACCTGATGGTATTCAATTATATTACATGTAACAATGATTCATCAAAGGAAATAAAAGAAATCCGTGGTCAAATTAAGGATGTGGAAGGAAAAATAATTGTCAAAACATTTGGGTATACAGATGAATATGTCTCTTCTTCTTCTTCTTTTGATCATGATAAAATTGTTGAACGGCTTGGAAATGTGGACGATTGGTATATTAAATATTCTTTAGAAGGAACCCTAATTCGAGTTTTTTTTTATGAAACCGAATGGTATATTTCCACTCATAAGAAACTGGATGCTTTTAAGAGTCGTTGGAGTTGTAGGGATACTTTTGGTGAAATTTTTAAAAAAGGTGTCGATGATTTATTGAAAGACGGTGAAGTGAGTGAATCACTAGATTATTTCACCTCGACCTTGAATCCCTCGAAAGTTTATTTGTTTTTGTTGAGAAGTAATCAAGAAAATAGAATTGTGTCTCAAACTCATTTTGTCAAGAAAAATGAAGGGATTGTTTATGTGGGTCATTTTAAGGGTGAAGAGTTTTATTTAAATTTGGGGGAGGAAACAGATAATGTTTTATCAAAATTTCCTTGTTCAAGCACACCTGTTGCATCCCTTTCGAATGTGGAGGAAATATTAGGATTGGTGGACTCTTTGAATTATTATGAATACCAGGGACTTATTTTCTTTCATAAAACCAAAGTGGATCAATTTAAAATTGTCAATTCCAAATATCATGATTTTTATACGTTGCGAGATAATAATCCCAATCTGAGGTTCCGTTATCTTGAATTGAGGACACAACCGGATGAATTGAAAAAATTGTATACCTTGTATCCTCGATCGGCGGATATTTTTGATGAGTATGAAAATTTATTATTTCGGATTGCAAGAATGATTTATCATTACTATGTCCATCGTTATATCAAAAATAGCTATGTCACACTGCCTCGCGAGGAATACATGGTCATGAAAAAATGTCACGATTGGTATCTTAGTGATCGCCAGAACAACCGTATTTTTACAGCCAAAGTATTGGAAATTCTTTCCATGGAACCAGCCCTTCATTTATACAAGATGATTCGACGTTTTATGAAGAATGAAACACTTAAAATGAATTATGTCGTGGAGGATTATAATAATCTTACACGATAAAAAAATATTTTATTTCTAAAACTAAATGTTATGGTTATTTTTTATTATTATTCTGATTCTATTATGTCTAGTCATATGGTTTTTTTTTATAAAAAAAAATAAGAAAGAAAATTTTAAGCTTTTTTTTATTTCACAAAAGGAGGTAGAGGATTTATTTCCCGGTCAGTTTACCCAATTCTGGAATCAAAACATTATCTTTCTTTATAAAAATAATCAAACCTATGTTCATCATCCCGAAGGGATTTCTGAAATTACAGACATTTTTAACTATGTAGCTCATGTTTATACTCAATTTTGGTTTCAAGAAATTCATCCTTTCCTTTTGAAAAAAAAGGCAAGTTCCTATTATTTTATTCTCCATATTATGGATGGAATCGCCATGTACGGACATTCTTTAGAACCACCTATTATGGAAATCGAAAAAATTCCCTATTGGGATTATCGTCAAAAAATTCAAAAAGAAAAATCCATCTATCCTATATTTTCTAAAAACAAAAAAATTGGAGTTGCTTGTAAAAATCTCAATGATCCCTATGCACTAACTCTTCTTGATCATCATTTTATTGATTCCAAGGGGTATGAAACAATTTTGAAAAAATTTGATAAGCTTTCTACCATCACGAAATTATTTCCTAATAGAAAAGATCGAATCATTTTCGCCGGTGACCTTAACAATGGATCTGGTGAAAATATTCGAAAATTATTTTATCAAATGGTATCAGAAAATAGGATTGAAGCAGATTATCATCCTTACCAAAACAAAACTCATGAGGAACAAATGGAATATAATTATATCCTTGATTTGGATGGATGGGTCAATGCATGGTCTGCTTTATTTTGGAAATTACTTTCAGGATCCCTTGTCTTGAAACACGATAGTAATTGGTGTCAATGGTATTATGAAGATTTGAAACCTTATGTTCACTACGTACCCGTAAAAAAAGATTTATCTGATCTTCAAGAAAAATTGGAATGGTGTCGAAATCATTTGGAAGAATGTAAAGAAATTATTTCCAATGCCCAGCTTTTTGTAAAATCTAATCTTTCATGGGACACTTCGGTGAAAAAAATTCAGGAAAAATTATGGACAGAGTATTTTACACAAAGTAAATTTATATAACCATGTTTAATATAAACTTTATATTAAAAACAAATATTTTTTTATAATTCTATTTCCTCGGTCCAGGTGCGTTCTCGACAAGGTTTCCTCTTTAGTCGTGCCATCTTGATTTTTTCGACCTTTGAAAGCTGACTCCATTCAACCTTGGACGATTCCACAAAAGTCTCTTTTTGGTCCTCCAACATTCCCAATGCGTTTTTTCGAAGAATAGTGAATATGCGTTGTTTCCATTCCAAGATGTCCGTTTTTTCACGTTCCTTTTCCATCTGAACTTTCCTAGATATGGTTTTCATTTCTTTATAAAAAAAAAAATTTAATAAATAACGGGGGTTAGATAGTGTTGTTTGTTTAAATTAAACGATAATATAACAAAAACTTCACTTTTTATATATAACAAAGTTTGGTTTAAAGGATTTCATTTCTAAGAAGAAAGAAATGAAAATTATAGATTGCACTCTTTTTATGTTATGTTTTCACCATGTAGTGGGTTTTTCTGGAAGTTTTAATTCCCCTTATATGGATGGTTTAGATAAAGCTAGACGTTATAAATCTAGGTGGCGTAAAGAAGATTGGAGGAAAATTAATTCACATGGTTCTTCTCCCATGGAAAACCAAAACCAAAACCAAACCAATAGTGGACCTGTAATTATGAATGCAACTTTTTTATTTCCCTTTTTGGCGGGCTTGAAAAATCAAAATAATCCTTATGAATCCCCTACTAAAGCACCTCGTGGTGAAAAATCCTCCTCCTCTGGTAATTTTTATTTACAAGACATTTCAAAATTTAATTTTTCGACCATCGGAGGATATACTTCCATCAAAAATGAGCTTATCCAAGTCATGGATATGATTGAACGTCCTGAAAATTACAGTATCTATAATGTTCGTTTACCTAAAGGCATTCTACTTTTTGGTCCTCCGGGAAATGGTAAAACCTTACTTGCTCGATGTTTTGCAGGCGAATCCCATCTTCCTATCATTGCTACCTCGGGTTCCGAATTTCAGGAAAAGTATGTGGGAACAGGCCCAGCGCGAATTAGAGAGTTATTCGAATTTGCAAGAGAAAATTCACCTTGTATGGTTTTTATTGATGAAATCGATGCAGTGGCCCGAAAACGTGGATCGGATGGGGATACTGCCCAGGCGGAACGAGATTCAACTCTCAATCAATTATTGGTAGAGTTGGATGGATTTGATTCCTTTCTTGATGATAAAATATTTGTAATGGCTAGTACGAACCGAATTGATATTTTGGATCCCGCCCTCCTTCGTCCCGGTCGAATCGATAAGAAAATCCAGGTACCTATTCCTGATAGAGAAACACGTCGAGAAATTATAAAAATTCATAGTCAATTAAAACCCGTCAATTGTACATTAGAATGGATGATGGAATTGACCGAAGGCCAATCGGGGGCGGAAATTGAGCATTTATTAAATGAAGCAGTCCTTAGTGGAATCCGTCAAGGTTCTTTACCCGTGACGGAAGATGATTTGGAAAAAGTAAGAGAGATTTCGATCCTAGGTCAAAATGCACACGAACAAATTTTACTTTCGGATGAAATGTCAAAACGTATTTCAATTCATGAATTAGGGCACGCCCTCATTGCCATTCTGGCTACCAATCATGAAAATCCAAAGAAATGTTCTATTTTAGGAAATCAGAGGATGTTGGGCTATACATTATTTCCACCCAGGAATTCCTCCAGTTTAATGACGATGGAAGATATGAAGGATCAAATAAAAGTATTACTTGGCGGTCGAGCGGCCGAGGAAATTATTTTTGGAACGGAAGGAGTGACTTCCGGTGCTTCGGACGATTTAGAAAAATGTATGAGACTAGCCCATGATATGGTTTTGACCTATGGAATGGGATCCAAGATCGTTTATCCGCGTTTAAGCGATACATCCAAACAAGAAATTGATGATGCAGTATCTAGCTTGATTAATGAAACTTATACCAAAGTTAAAATTCAATTATTATTACATAAAAATTTGTTATTGCACCTGTCCGGATTGTTGATGATCAACAAAACTTTGGAATTAGAAGATATTTTACGAGCGTTGAAACATTTTAAGAACTTGGCGATTTAAACCCTAATATACCACCACTGTCTTTTCCATAAGAAGAAAAAAATTGTGGCCAGTACATCCATTCCGCATAATAATCAGGGTAGCGACAGCGAAAATAAACATGATCAAAATAAGTAATATAAGAATCACGAAAGCTATTTCCGCCAATCAAGGTTTCTTTTCCTAATTTTAGTTTAAAACCAGAACAATCTTTTATACCTTCTTCCAGTGGGCCATAATCCTCCACTAAAATTTTGAATAAATCATACGTCCCACTCAAATAACCATATAAATCTAAACTATTATTATTCGAATTCGATAAATGGTTTAATACCACGGTTCGTTTTTGGAACATGACCTCTATATTTTTTTTCAGGATTGGAGAAAGAGCTGGGAAGGCCATGATGGCTTGGTAAATACAATCTTTGAATAAACCAATGGCTGTAAAACCGTCACAATCTTTTAAAATCATATCCCACCCAATAGAAAAAGGTTGAATATCCACATCAACATAAACGCCTCCCCATAAATATAAAATACAAAGACGCCACCAGTCGGCTTTGATGGGGCCATAGGGAATCTCATTAAAATAATTGGCGTAATCCTGATTAAAATGGGTTTTTAAAAATTGGACACAATCCTGATCCGTAAATAATTCAATTTGGTAATCAGGATTTAAAAGTTGCCAGGTTGAAAGAACTTTGGAAGGTAAATCATTATTTTTCCAAGTTAAATAAATTTTTTTTGGAATATTATTCATTTAATTGCCTTCTCTTATTTCTTTTAAGTCAATTTACGGTAATAAATCGATCAAATCCCAAAATAAATCCGGTTTTAGATAAAAACAACTTGTTAGTAAATCGCTCTCCACAATATTTCTTCTCTTGAAATGTCCTCTTTTCAAATGATATAACAATGCATTCCTCTCTAACAAATCCGCAAGCTTGAAATTATTACGCATACGAGCGGTTTGAGCAGGAGTCCAAAGGGCTTTGTTAGGGAGGGATGGATTGGCACCTTTTTCCAAAAGTAATTGGACCATACTCTTCTGAACGTTTTTATCCGTATACAAAGTTCCAAAACAAATCCACCACAGGGCAGTTCGTTGAAAATTATCGGTTTGATCCACCTTTAGGTTTGGAATTTCTAATAATTCTTTAAAAAATTCATAATTCCCTGAAAGGCCAGCTTCCATTAATACTGTCATCTCACTTCCAGGCTCGCATAGGTTGGGATCGGCTCCATTTCTTAGACAAAATAAGACCGCTTCTTGAGATCTTAAGAGCGACAATTGATCGTTCTCCAAAAGCGTTAATAGATTTTGATTCATAATACCTGCGTAGAATAAAAATAAAAATAATAATTTTTAGTCTGTGTGTTGTGATA